CGGAAAGGGTGCCAGAGCAGGCACCCGATATGCTACTAATCATCTACCTCCAACTTTTGTGCTAGAGCGCGTGTGATTGCTGCGCTAGTAGAACCATCCATTAGGTAGTCCCTCCCAGGGCCCTTCGGTCCCCGTAAATTCAGAGCATTGCGCAGCATCCATATTTCGCGCAGTATGTAGTCCAACCTGTCAGCAAATTGAGTAGCGGTGTTAGCTTGAGAGAGGTACAACGTGGCCTTATGTATTCTCTCCAGAGCGGCTCCGCTACCTTTCTTGATTTGTTCTTCTACGATTGGAAGTAGTTGGTCTAGTGTTACCTGCTCGGAACCGGACAGCGGTTCTCCTGCAAGGTTAACCTCCACATCTGTATCATAATTCGCACCTTTTGTCATGAATGTTATGATTGAGTCGATCTCCTCGTACGCGTTAGGGAATAGTTTGCTGGCATTTCGTACCATATCGGCGACAATTATCTTAGCCCGATCGTACCTTTCAGGTAATAAATTTAAGCCATACTTGCCCAGCACCTTCATGCGCTGTTTTATTGATGGCACCTTCTGCGCCAACTCATTGAAAATATCGCGGTACACGCGATATAACTGGACACCGTCCCTACCGTCCTTCTCTGCGATTTCAATCCTTGCCCAGATAGATAAGAGCAAAGCTGATGGGTGCTTAGCTCGTTCCGGCCATACCGCAGATTGTATGTGAGATCCTCTGTTCCCATATACTTTGGCATTGCCTATTTGTGGGTATTTACCGATAAACCGTGGCGGTTCTTCCAGGTCGATCTTAATGCCTAGCTCTTCGGCCACCACAGGAATGCTCTTTTTATACGCTTCCGCCACATGTTGGGGCATCCAGGCGATCATGTCATCGCCCATCACGATGAAGTCATACCACTCATTACTCTCGCCTGCTTTCTCCAAAATATATAGGTGTTCGCATGCGTTTATAAGGGAAGTCATGCGTGATGTTTTAGAATCACCTGATCTGATTCCATCGAATGGTTCACTTAAGGCAACTCCACTTTCCGTAATGATATACGCAGGCATACCACTCTCGAACATGAAAAATGGTGTAGGATCCACCCCCAACTTACTGTGCAAGATATTGGCCCACAGTTTAAGAGTATGTACCAGTCGCGACCTTCCATGGTGTAGGTCAAATCGAGACTGATCCAATGCTATAGGTATCCACCCTTTAGCCAGGTTTATTTTATGCCTTCTTTTCAACTCCTCGGGTGTCGCCATAAAATATGATCCGGGTGTGTTGAAATTGGCGTCACTCATAGTCTTTATGAAAAATTTATTTATCATAGCAATAGGTTTAACTGTCCCTTGAATGATACGTACACGTCCCTCAAGGTTTCTTGTAATCAGCCAGCCGGCTTCTGTCAGCTTAAACATTTCCTTATCTGTGTGTTGCACCCGTGAAAATTCGATGAAGGCTAGATCTGGGAACCACTTCTTGAAGGTCATCACAATTAGGTTCAGAAGGTCGTTAGGGCTGGTTCCCTTCCTTAATAATGAAAAAGCTGTGTGTGCCATCACAGCCCAAACCGACAGAATGACATCATTGAGTGCGGCATTCATGCCAGCCACTATAATTGGAATGCCAGTATTTTTCCGCCTGGGGTACGTAGCAGGTTTCGTTGTCCAGCCCTTTATGTCAGCTAACAGCCGTTCCAATTTGTGTCTAGGATACACTTTAACTAATGTTTTAGCGTCGAGGTCCTTGGAGAATGATAGTGTACCATGTTCTGCCAGATAATTGTGTGAAGGTTTCACATAAGGGTGTGCCGTGGTGCCTTCAGCTATTAGTTCTTCTTCCCAAGGTTCTAACCTCATCCACTTATTCACGTATTTCTCAACCACGCTGGCTACGTAATCATGTAACTCAATTTCCTCTTTCATTCTCTGTACGGGATATCGCCAGGACTGCTCGACGATCAACAACCTATTTAAGACATAAGTGGGTAACTCTTCTCTCGGTAAGAAAGGGACCTTATAAGACGGCCCCGGATGGGGCCGAAATTCAGGACGTTTTATCCTCAACATCGGCCCCTCCCGAGTTAGGTTCTTGTACATCACCCACGCCCGACTGTAAGTCTTCTGGTTTCTGCTTCAGCTCATGTAAACCCCCTAAGGCCACTAATGGCGTACGCCCCGTCATTTCGAACGTTAAACGAGTATCGGGGAGCTCACGGAACACAACCTCAGCGAGCGGATGTTTGTACATAATACCAAGATTCGACGGAACTATCATTGGAACTGACAATTCCAGTTCACTCGTAGAACCATCTAAACGGTGGAAATGCGCAGTAGCGGGCTGTGAGATTGTCCACAACTTATACTGACCGGTGTAGCATGTCGCGAGAGCCGCGGCTTCCTCTGACTCAAGAAAGTAACCTTCCCGGCGAAAAGTCATTACGATTAGCGGATATTTAGCAAGTAACCAGAATTGAGGCCGGTCGTTAGGGCCTGGCGTCAATAGTCTCTCGGCCGCGACGCTCAGTATTGACATGAGTGTCTCTGGCAAGACCAATGACATCTTTTCCCAACTGGCATATCCCAAGAAGTTTGCCACATCGTCATGGTTCGCAAAGTAGAATGATTGTTTAAAATCATGTATGCGTGGATGTACGTACTCCAGATCGATAATGCCATTCTCCATCTGCAGATATCGAGGTACCAGTAGTGCTAGCTTATCAATCAGTGGTGAACCTGTGAAAAAGTTTACCCTCACTGTGCGAAGGAACATACCATTTATGCTGACGATTTTCCCTGTCGCATGTTGATCTATAGCACGTATCACGTTGTCAAGATTAGCATCAAGTGTTGTCCAGCCCGATGCATCTTTAATATCTGATAGGAATGCATAATCATACACCTGAAGGGTGTTGTTCTTGGTGTCTTCATAGAGTACGGTCTGTGTTTGTCGCATAAGTGCATCTCGAGAGTAGTGGAAGTCAAATGACACTAAACCTTCATAGTGAACGGCTGCACGATCTGTGAGTATTAGTTCCCTTGACCGCTGCTCGAAAGCGTCTAGCCTTGCTGTTGCTTCACTTGTTGTTTGTAAAGTCGTCTTCAGGACTGATACTATCCTATCAGACAGTAGGCGGAACTCTGAGAGCAACTTAGGAGTGTTCATAAATCTCATGTTCCCGATTCTTACAATCTTTGCATTTTCAACAAGACGCTCATACATCGAAAGTACGAAGAGTGGTAACCCAGCTAGCGCTTCAGCAAAACCTACCGCAATATCTAATCTTCTTGTGTCTGTCAGTTGTTGCATGCCTATTTGTTGAGAAATATAGCTGCCTATCGCACTTGTAGCAGTTGCTCCAGCGAGAGTGTGTACTATGATCTTCGAGTAAGCGATTTCTAATAACATCCTATACAACATATCATTACTGGGAGCGGTCCTCAGTGCTTCCGGCGCATATAGCAGCTCGATGGCAGTCCCTTTGAGCTGATACCGATCGAGCGCATTAAATAGTTCCGCCAGTGACCTTTGAATTAGGGCCACCCCTGCGCTTGGTAGGTAAGCAGCCCAGACTCCAGCTACAGTCAGTACCCACTGGAGTAGGTCCGGGACATCTATGATTCCTGTTAGACGCGGTAAGTCCGTCGCATAGAAGATGGGTCGCAAAGGGTTTTCCGGCGCAGACAGTGCTTGACCGTTACATAGGTAGATACTGTTGGCAACTGGTTGCCACTCAACCCAACGGAGTAGGTTAAGATCGTGTAATAGAGGTAGAAAATCATCACCAGCCACAGCGATACTCGCTGTTGCCATATCACCAGCCTCGGATATTGCTACTAGTATAGGAGTTAGTGATTGCGTATTATCCATTAATGAAGATGTTAAGCGCAGAAATATTTCGTTTGCTGCCGCGTAACGTTGCGCTCTATAGACCTCAATTAGTTCTCTTGCTAGTACTGGAGCTGTGGTGAGAGTCCAGTCTACTAAATCCGACTGCCTCATGAAGTCCAGGGCATTCTGAGCATTGCGTGAAACTGTTCTTAGCTCGGTATTCCGAACCAGGCCTCGTAACACTTGTACTAGGAATGGTTTCAATTCATCGCGCAGAGCTACACTCACAGCTTTATGCGCCTCCTCAGCTGCTTCCGGCATGAGGGTGGCGTAGATTTCGGCTAGATTTGCTGATTGAACAAATTCGGAAAATTGGGTTATTCCACCATGTAGAGCCACCATAAACATACGGGCTAGGACTGCAAGGTCAGCATTAAGATTATTAGTCAGCGTCCTGTTCGCCAACGCTGCAAGCTCTCTCGTGAGCGCGGTTAATCTGAAGGGTTCAAACAAAGAGACCTGATCTGATATGACTCGCACTCTGTATTGAGATAATAACATTGGTTCAACTTCACGCCACACCACATCCCACATTGCTGTGTAGCTGTCGATATCGCTGTACAGTTGACTCGTAGGGAGAGTCATTCCTGGCCGTAATGGTACCATCTTAACCTTTTCCATAGAACTAGTTTTCATCATCCATAAATTTGATGGTTGGAACCAGAGGACAGTATAACAATCTCAACTGTTTCGACACTGCGTTACTGTACGTATTTTCAGTAATGGTAACCTCTGTGGTGCGAGTATCATATCGATCCTGAATTTGTTCTGCAATTACCACTGAGATTGGTGATAAGGGCTGATCCCCTCTGGGAACACCCGGTCTATT